GAAAGGCGAAGATTATGTTGCAAAAAAAGGAGCAACTATGAAGGATTTGAAAGCAGAGGTCGAGAGGTTGCAGACCATAACAAAAGCATAATAAAAATATCGATGTATAATAAATGGCAAACATTGGGGGCAACCTCGGTTATAATGATAATGACATTACGCTGTCAGGCGATACTGATTTTGCAGATATATCTTGCAATACAATCACCGTGAATAAATTGAATTTGACTGGGTCTCTCGAGGTGCCAGAAGTGAATGATATTAGTGTATCGACAACGGGAGGGACGCAGTTAGTGTCGCTTTACAATCGAGGCAAAACTTATTTAGCACAAGACGTGCATTTTAATAAAGCGTTTGCATACACTGCACCGACTACGGGTTATGAGGTGCCAAATAAAACTTATATTGACCAGCAAACGTGGATTACTGCAGAGTATTCATCAAATACGTTATTGCCAAACACAAATTCATCTCCAAATTTAATCGGATTGACATATCCCGGGTCGTATTTTTATGTGACGCTTCCGAATGTTACTTTTTTAACAAAAGGTCGTGCATTCACGTTTTATATGAAAAATACACTTGGTGATGGAGAGGTTATTTCAATAACAGGGCGAACCGCAATGCAATTAATAAACAAAGCAGGAACGCCAGAGTATTTGATTGATTTTTCAAAATATATTGAGAGTATGACATTAGTGTGTATTTCAAATACTCCATCATCTACAATTCCTTGTTGGGTTGTGACAAATTATCAATACACGTATGGAGCATATTTTATTAATGGAATAAATAATACGAACAATGCAGATAATATTTTTAATGGATTGAATACTTTTGTGAGACCATCAACCTCGGGTTCAGGCATCGCCATTACATCTGGAGTCATTTTTTCGCCTCTTTGTTTTGTGACTTCTTTGTATCTAGATGGTGCAGTCATTGCCTCTCTATCGACTGGAATTTGTTTTTCAATCGGCAATTTTTCAACTGGATATTCTGTAAATCCTTTCACTATTTGCGGAATTTCCATTTGCGGTTTCGCCATTTGTTTGAAACCTGCTTCTTTTTCTGCCACTTTCGCTCGTAAGATTGCAAGGTCATCGACTTTTTCGACTTTTACTTGACTCTGTGGTGCTTCCATTTTTATTCGTTCTTTTTGCACTTGTGCAAACGCCTTTTGAGATTCTCGAGCGATTCGTTCGGTATCAGCAAACCCCGCCATTTGAGAAGGCACTGGCGTGGTCATCTCGCTTTGCTGTTCCTTTTTTGTTGGCACGTCAAGTATTTCCACTGCACCTTCCGTCCCCACTTGCCCGACATCAATAAAATCTCTGACTTTCATTGGCACTTGAATCGGTGGAGGTGCTTGAACCGGATATGGTATGCTGTATGTAGATTGATAAATGACGGGAGGAGGCAACGCCTGTTGCATCGATGATACACCGTCACGTGGAGCACTTTTACGCCGTCTAGTGCTTCGCTTCTTTTTCGGTTCTCGAATATTCACAATAACGGTCTGTTTTTGTGTCTGTTTTTGCTTCTGTCTTCTCGGCATTACTATTCATTATGGTTCGAAAAGAATCTGATTGAAATTGTAATAGAGTTTCTTGTGTTTCAAAGATACTAATAAATAATCGTGCGATGTTATCATCATCTTCATTAACTCGTCCCAATCTTTCTTTTTCCCTGAAAACATCTCCGTATAGAACTTTTCATTTTGCGATTTGTTCGTATTGAAAATGATTGCATTATTTGCAATCTCTCGCACTATCTTCGGCATCTGATAGAAATTTTGACACAACACAAATACACTCAATCGCAAATGACGGTTTTTGAGAAAGAGCGTTTGCAATTGTTTCGCCTCGACTTTGTTCTTCAACATACTGCCGAAATCGTCGATTATCAAAAGCGTGTAATTCCCTTCTGATGCACAGTCTTCAATCTTTTGTTCGATTTCTGCTAAAACTTCCGGGTTGTATTCGTGATATATGTTTTCGGGGTCAAGGTATTTTTTGAAAATATTATCCTCCGGACTAATGGAGCGAAATGAATTCTCTGGCATCATCAAAATTATCTGATGAAACACTTTTTTAAAAATCTTTTTCATTAATTGCAACACAAACGTTGTTTTTCCCGACCCTGTTCCGCCACTAATGACCGTCGTCGCTGACGTGCCAAAGCACTGCAGAATCGCCGGATATTTTTCAAGTTTTGGGTCAATAATGTCATCACACATCATATGAATATTTGGCAATTTCGGTTTTTCTAATTCCACTATTTGCATTTTTGATTCGATATTATATACTTAGATTTTAAAATCGATATAAAGATTAAAATCTTTAAAACTCTTATAGACTCTCTCAATGACTAAACTCCCGATTGATTATGCAAAGTGCAAAATTTATAGACTCGTTTGTAAAGATTTAACAATTCCGCACACTTACGTTGGGCATACCACCGCATTTGTGGTAAGGAAAAACAAACACAAAGATGACTGCAATAATGCAAACAGTAAAGGACATAATCTGAAAGTGTATAGCACCATACGCAAATATGGCGGTTGGGATAATTGGACTATGTTGTTAGTGGAAGACTATCCTTGCGAGAATGTGTATGAGGCATCAAAACGTGAGCGGTATTGGTGCGAACAATTCGAAGCGGATTTAAATACTAACGTGCCATCTCGAACAAAAGCGGAGTGGATGCATCAATTTAGATATACATACAGGGATTATGCAAATACCGTTATAACTTGCGTGTGCGGGTGTGAGGTTACACGTGCTGGAATTTCGAGACATCGCAAATCGACAAAACATCAAAAAAATATGTCAGCACAATCTATACGAGATGCCGATACGCCCGAAGAAACTGAAACTCTATAACGCTTTACGTCTGGGTTACTTGCGTAATGAAAGAAAACAAAAGAAACGCCTCAAAAGATTCGGTTACAAATTAGACGAAGAACTCACCACTCGTGACCATCTTGTCGCATATAATCCATTTGAAAACAAAGTTTTATTTGTTGCAAACGGGACTCAAGTCACATCAATAAATGACCTCTATACTGATGTCGCCGGAATCGGTCTCGGTCAGTTAGACCATACCTCTCGATTTCAACGTGATGAATCCGCTTATCTGAAAGCAAAAGAAAAATATAAAGATGCACCCGTGAAACTCGTAGGGCACTCCCTTGGGGGAAGTATTATTTCAGAAATAGACCTCAAAAAAGGCGACAAAGGCATTACATATAACGCTGCCCAGTCTTTTCAAAAAAAACGAGAAAATGTTACTAATTTACGCACAGCGGGAGACCCATTTTCGCTGTATGCGTCTGATACAAAAACACTTCCAAACACCGCTTCATTCACCGCAAAATTAAATCCGCTTCAACCTCACGCTATCTCAAATATTCGACTCGAACCAATATTCATTTAGTCAATTTTGAAAATATTTTCATCAAACACGGTCTTTGTCGCCAATGCATAATCGCTAACCCGCCTCTCGAAAAAATTAGATTTACTCTCCAGAGAGATTGACTCCATAAATGCAAACGGTTGCGATGCATTATAAATCCTGTCATAACCCAACTGCAAAGATAACCGGTCTGCCACAAATTTTACATATTCGCCCATCATCACTGCATTCATTCCAATCAAGCGACACGGTAACGCTTCATTAATAAATTCCAATTCGATTTCCACAGCATCCTTAATGATTTTATGGATTTCGACACGTGACAACCTCTCCTCTAATTTCCAGTAAAGTAACACTGCAAACTCACAGTGCAACGCTTCATCACGACTAATCAATTCATTCGAGAAACACAACCCCGGCAAAATACCACGCTTTTTACACCAGAATATTGAACAAAATGCACCACTGAAAAACACACCTTCAACCACTGCAAACGCCACAAGACGTGTCGCAAATGATTCGCTAGATGCCATATATTTTTCACACCAGTTTGCCTTTTTTCGCACACAATCGAAATACTGTATTGCATTCAATACCGTATTTTTCTCCTCTCGGTCTGCCACATAAGTATCAATTATTTTCGAATAAACCTCGCTATGCACCCCCTCCATTGCCGATTGAAAACCGTAAAATAATCTCGCTTCCGGTATTTGCACTTCATTGTAAAATCGCATTGATATATTCTCTGTTACAATACCATCCGCCCCAGCAAAAAACGCTATTATGTGAATCAGAAACCACCTCTCCTCCTTTGACAATGCATACCAGTCTTTCAAATCACCCGCCAAATTTACCTCCTCCTCCGTCCAGAAACAGGCGACCGCTTTCTTGTAATACTCATATAAATCGCTATACAATACAGGCAACACAACAAAACGACCATCATTCTTTTTTAATATTGAATCCATTCTACATTCTCTAAAGACATTATCGAGAGGACAACTCAAATCTACATAAAGAATAGAGACCGTATAAGATTATACCCCGTCACCGATTTAACCTCTCGCCTTATAATAAAATGACATCACCATTCAATATTCAAACACTTGTGTTGTGCAAAGAATCGGCAAAGAAGACCATATTTGCAAACGGAAGATATCCATTACCAATGCGAGAGCATACGAATATGTTAAAAGTCGTTGGATTTATTCAGAACAAAATGGGCATTTCGTTACAGGGAAATCCTCGCTATGAATGGATGAGCACAGTGAAAACTGAATTGGAAATGGTCGTTGCATATCATAATCATTACAAGCGAGAGGATAAAATATATTGCACTGCACATTCCCTCCCAAAATTAAAATGGGGAAGAACAAATCCAGCAAACAATCTTTCGCTGAATATAATGCACAGACCGACGAGACACGCATTTAGCAACGCCATTTATGCGGATAAAGATATGGTAAATGCCCACGTTTCGTTTTTATGTGAAATCTTCAAGCACAAAACAGATGTCGATATTTCAGCACTGCAAGAATATAATTTAAACCCGAAAAATTGGAGAGGACAACTCGCAGTTCATCACGGGTTAGACCCAGTCAAAGATAAAGACATAACAAAACAATTATTTATTCGCATTTTATTTGGCGGGTCATACGAGCAATGGATTAAAGATTTTGATATTAATAAAAACATCAAAACTATAGAGCAACATCCTCTCGTTCTTAAAATTGAAAACCAACTTGGAAAAGTCCGTGAATTATTCTTTGAGGCAAATCCGCAGATGGTGAAAGATATGATAAAACACGACCCAAAGAAAAAATACAACGATATAACGCAATTGAAACGGTCTCTATTAGCATTTGCATTACAGACCATCGAGAGGTGGATTATGGAAGAATGCATTCAATTTCTTGTATCTGAAAAAGGATTTGATTTGAAAGACATTGTTCCCTGTCAAGATGGTATGATGATTTTGAAACATCTGGATTATGCCGGAATTGAAGCGGATTTTGAACGGATTACACTTGAGCGATTTGGATTGGCAGTGGGGTGGGTCGATAAACCCTTCGACGAAGCAATTGAAATTCCAAATGGAATCATCGAGAGGACGATTGAACAATGGAATGAACTTATTACCGATGATGGATTGGCACATTTTTTATTAGCATTGCACGGTAACAGAATCCGATACAAACGTTCGATAAATCACTCCGCAGATGCCCTATATGTATTCGATGGCGAGAGGAAGCGATGGTTTTTAGAACCATCAAATAGACCGCATACCCTTCTCAATCTTATCTCAAACGTGTATCCAAATCTTAAAAAAGAAATTGAAGATGATGTATCATTGAGCGAAAAAGAAAACAAATTATTGCAAAGCAAAGCATTGATTCTTCTTTCCACAATTGGGGGCGAGAGGATTCTAAAAAGATTATTATCACTCGCAGAATGGTGCGAGTGTGGATTCGATGCAGTGCCATATTATCTCGGATTCGAAAATGGATTTATTGATTTAAGAACACATACTTTTGAAGAGTATCGAGAGGATGTTTATATTACAATTTCCACTGGATACGACTACATAAAACCCGACTACGACAACAATGAACAAGACCGCATTTACAAAAAAGAACTTGCAAACATTTTTGATATGCTATTCGATACAAATGAAGAAACGGTTTATTATTTGCAAATTATGGCATCAGGGTTAGACGCAATTAATTATCAATATATTTGGTTTTTCGAAGGTGCAGGGGGAAATGGAAAATCAATGGGCGTAGCATTTAATGAATCCGTCTTGGGAAATGTAATGTATAAAGCATCATCTGGTGCAATATTGACTGCAGACGCTGATAAGGCGAATCAAGCGAGTGAAGATATTTGTCATTTAATCGGAGGACGCACTGTAGTATTCAGTGAAATGGACAAGACTTCTGGAATGACGTGGAGTGCATTGAAAATATTAACGGGAGGCGACATTTTGACAGGCAGAAGGTTGTATCAAGGAATATTACAATTTAAGTTGAATTCTAGTCTTATTGCCACATTTAACACGAGACCACATATGACTGGAAATGTTGTTGGTGCAGAAAAAGCATCCCTCGAACGTCGCTTAAAACCAATGCATTTTCCAAGATTATTTTCAGATGATGAAGAAAAACTGACAAACAACCCCGAGACGTATATTAGAGCGAACTCGAAATATACAAGTCCCACTTGGAGAAATGCAGCGAAGCACAGACGGCATAACATCGTCGAGTATTTATTGCAGAGGAGTGTTTAATGTTTTCGGGGCAACAAAACTGTTCGGTTCTCTCGAGTGTTACACGAGATACTCAAGTGCAACGACGTTAATTAGTAACAGTCTATTCGGTTCAGTCGCAAGTCATACAGGAATTAGAAACACAATTATAGGTGTCAATTCAGCGAGAACAGCGATTTTATCTCGGTTTTTTTCACATCAACCGCCAATTGATTATTTACGCTTACCAAACTCAATGTGTCTGCCATTGTATTATTTACTATGTTGAGAATTTATTTTTACTACGCTATGCTAATATTGCCCATAAATTCGCTTCTAAAAAAATGATTGACACATACACCGCCACGTTGATTAAAACGGTGGTTGTTACTGGCGTTACGGAATTCCGCCCTAATATTGCCTGTCCCGACCCGGTTTGAACACTAACTGTTAAACTACCAGATACAGTCGTTACTCGTCTGAAACTTAATACAGTCCCGATTTCGACTTCACTTGATAGAGGCAAGAACAAATTACCCGCTCCGATATTGACCTTGTAATATTCATATAATGGTGGTGCTATGGTATTGCCGTTTAACAGAGTCGTTGGACT